ATCGCTAAAGTTAAATCAGATATACCTAAAGCGTAATGGCTAGAAAAAAGATAACTTCAAAAGAGTATAGCGAAGTCGCTACTGGAGTTAGACTTTCTTCACATGAGAAACTTTGTGCTGAACGAATGAAAGTATTAAATCAAAATATAAACGAATTAAGTAAAGAAGTAAAAAGTTTAAGGCAAGATGTTATGAAAGGTAAAGGTGCAGTTTCTGCATTAATATTAATTGGTAGTTTTATAGCTGCTATTATTGGTTACTTTTCATTTGATGGCTCGTAGTAAAGAAAAAACTATAGAACAATTAATTGAAGATACTGAAGATTTAATTTCTGAAGCTTCTAGTAATTTACAAAAAATAAAAAACAAATACGAAGAACAAGAAGAATTTGACGAATTTGAAAGGTGTTTACCTTAGTGTCCAAAACAAAAGGCTTCTTAAACAAAGAAGCTCACGAAACAAGATCAAGATTTAAAAAAACTTCTATATCAAAAAATCCTAGCAGAATTAAATGGTCTTCAATGAATAAGTCAAAAAAAAGAAGTCACAAAAAATAATGAAATACATTTTAGTTTTGTATATGTGCAGCTTAACAACTGGACAATGCCCTTCAAATTCAATTAGCGGTTATCAATTTAATAACCATTATGATTGTGTAACAGGTGGTTATGCAATTGCACAATCCACTTTTAAAAATTTAGAAAAATTAGAAGAGTGGGATAAGCAGTACATTAATAGAAACAAAATAGTAATAAAATTTGAATGCAGAGAAATAATAACACAAGGAGAACCAACATGATAATTTTTGGAAACACACTTACTACATGGAAAAACAAAGTAAAAATATATTGGGCAGACACAAATAAATTAGCTTTTAGCTTGTTTGTAATTTGGTCTGTGTGCTTATTTTTACTGTAATTAAAAGGACTCAAAAACTATGTATGCACAACTTAAGGAAAGAATTAAACAGCATGAAGGGTTTAGGCGTACTGTCTATTCCGATAGTCTTGGTTTCGCTACTATCGGTTATGGCCATTTGGTATTACCTACCGATAACTTTGTGGAAGGTGTTGAGTATACTAAAGAAGAACTTGATAAAGTTTTTGATGTTGATTTTCAAAAAGCTGTAGATGGAGCTAAAGAATTAATAGGTAACGATTCACTTTTACCACAAGCAGAAGAAGTAATTATAGAGATGTGCTTTCAGCTAGGTAAAACCGGTGTAAGTAAATTTAAAAATATGTGGGCTTATTTAGCAGATGGTGACTATGTTGCTGCAGGTGATGAAATGCTTGACAGTAATTGGTATCAACAAACACCAAGAAGAGCACTAGCTTTATCTGAAGTAATGAAAGGCTGCGCGTTGTAATGTGGTTTAGTGCAGTAAAATTAGCTTTAAATGCAGGTACGCATATATACAAAAAGAAACAAGAAACTAAAATGCGTATGGCTGACGCTCAAGCAGCTCATGCTGAAAAAATGGCTAAAGGTGAACTTGAGTACAGTGGCAAGTTATTAGAAGCACGTCAATCAGATTGGAAAGACGAAGCAGTTTTGATAATTCTTACTTTGCCGATTTTAGTAATTGCGTATGGAGTGTTTAGTGACGATCCAAATGCGTCACAAAAGATAAAAGAATTTTTTGAACAATTTCAGCAACTACCGTCATGGTTTACAAATTTGTGGATTTTAGTTGTAGCTAGTATTTACGGAATTAAAGGCACACAAATATTTAAAGGTAAAAAGTGATTGATAGGTTCTTCTACAAATTTTTTGGTTATTTAGACAAAACGTTTGAAAAACTAAATAAAATTGTAAACGATTTATGGACATTTGATTTTCCTAATTGCAAACCTAAAAATAAAAAGGGCAAATGAAAGTATCTGAAAATTCGGTTATCAGTCTTCCTATTCGGAACCTTTTAGCTTTATGTGCAGCAATTGCCATGGGAATTTTTGCTTATACAGAAATAACAGCTAGGCTAACAAGTTTAGAAACTTCAAGAGAATTACACCAAGCAGATTTATTAAAAAAAAGTGAGCAGCTACCAACTGATCAAGAGCAATTTATGTTGTTAGAGCATATCGCAACTCAAGTAGAAAATATCCAAAAAGAAATGGAAACAATGAGAAATAACAACGTTAATATTAAATACGCTATGTCAGATATAGAAAAGATTAAACAAAGTCTTGAAGTTATAAAAGACAAAGTTAGAGCTAATGGAGGTCATTAATGGAACAAATGGTCATAGCTTTATTACTTCTAGTTAACAACGAAATTAAAGAAGCAAGAATACAAAAAGATTTATCTTCTTGCCTAAAAGGTAAAAGAATTGCAACGCGCAGTAACACAGGCTCAAATGTTGAATATAGATGTATAAAAACTAAAGCAGAATTAGAAAAAAATATTGATGGTTCATTATCAATTAAAAAACTTATTGTAGATTAACTTATGAGTGATGAAAAACAAAAGCAGCTAACTACTAAAGAAAAAGCAAATGAAATAGTAGATATGCTTATAGCGCAAGCGCATACAAAATTAAAATCAGGTGAAGACCTGTCAGCATCAGAAATGAAAGTTTGTTTAGATGTTTGTAAAACTTATGGAACAGGTATTCAGTCAAATAACGATATAGATATTGTTAGTGAATTACCTTTTGATAACGAAGACAGAAAATTATAATGGTCCCAGCTAAGTTAAAGATTTTTAAAAACTTTTTATATTTAGCTTGGAAACATTTACAATTACCACCGCCAACTAAAATACAATACGATATGGCGGACTTTTTACAATATGGTCCTAAGCGTTCTTGTGTTCAAGCTTTTAGAGGTGCAGGTAAATCTTGGATTACTTCAGCATTTGCTTGTTGGAACTGGTTAATGGACCCTCAGAAAAACATCTTAGTTGTCTCTGCGTCTAAAACTAGAGCTGATGATTTCTCTACATTTACTCAAAGATTAATTCATGAGCTGCCTATATTAGAACACTTAAAACCAAGAGAAGACCAGCGTTCAAGTAAAGTATCATTTGATGTTGGTCCTGCTAGAGCATCACACGCACCTAGTTGTAAATCAATGGGTATTACCAGTCAACTTACAGGTTCTAGAGCAGACTTAATTATTGCTGATGACGTTGAGTCAGCTAACAACTCTCAAACACAATTAATGAGAGATAGACTATCTGAAACAATTAAAGAGTTTGATTCAATTATAAAACCAGAAGTTGGTAGAGTTATATTTTTAGGAACACCACAAACAGAATTATCTATTTATAATCAGTTAGAAGAAAGAGGTTTTAAAACTCAGATTTGGCCTGCAAGATTTCCTGAAAATAAAGCTTTATTAAATTATGGTAAAAAGTTAGCTAAAAGTATTTTAGATAACAAAGATAAGTTTAAACCTGGTCAAGCTTTAGATCCAGATAGATTTGATGATGTAGACTTAATGGAACGTGAAGCGTCTTATGGACGTTCAGGTTTTTCATTACAATTTATGTTAGATACAACTTTATCTGATGTAAATAAATATCCACTTAAACTTAATGATTTAATTATTATGTCAGGTGTTTCATCTTGGAAAGAAGCTCCGGGTAAAATACAATGGGCAAATAGCTTAGATCAAATAAAAGCCTTAGACCCAGAAATACCTAATGTTGGTTTAAAAGGTGATTACTACGTAGCACCAATGCATGTATCAAATGATTACTTTCCGTTTCAAGGAGCAGTGATGTCAATCGATCCAGCAGGACGTGGTGCTGATAGAACAGCTTATGCTATCGTAAAGATGTTAAATGGTATTTTATATTTAACTGATATTGGTTCACTTGAAGGTGGTTACGAAGAGAAAACTTTAGTAGATTTAGCAAACGCTGCTAAAGCTCAAGATGTATCTTATATAACTATCGAGAGTAACTTTGGTGATGGTATGTTTAATAGATTACTAGAACCCATATTAGCACGTATTCACCCGTGTACTATTGAAGAGACTAGAAGTTCGGTTCAAAAAGAGAAAAGAATTATAGATACTTTAGAACCAGTATTTAACTCACATAGACTTGTAGTTGACCAAGAGTTAATTAGAAAAGACTATGAGCTCGAAATGCAACATCAACTATTTTATCAAATGAGTCGATTAACTAGAGATAGATCGTGTTTAAAACATGATGACTTAATTGATGTACTAGCGATGGCTGTGACGTACTGGACCAATTATTTAGGCCAAGATGTTATACTTGCAGAACGAGAGGCTAAAGACGAAAGATTAGCTATAGAACTCGATAATTTTATGGAGTCAACTATAGGTTCAAGACCTAATAAAGGTTCATGGATTTCATAGCTCTAGAACGCTCATAGAGAGCACTAGAATGACCACAAACACCAGACGTGATAAAACCTATACATGAGTGGATTTGATGCTCTAATGCCTTATAATTAAATAGGTACACGTATCGGTACGATGCCTGTGAGTCAAATACTAAGTATATACTAAGATTAACTATAAGTAACTTTAAGGAACTATGAGTAACACTAATATTACACTACCAACAACTACTATTATAGGCTATCAAACTATAGAGTTTATACAGTTAGATACTATACTATCAAAAGATGTAGGTGACCAATTAGGTAGTTATGTTGCAGGACCACCAGCTATCATTTACTTAGATAAAACTATTATAGAAAAAGGTGGACCCGTAGCTTTGAACTTAGTGATGCATGAGCTTAACCATCATGTCGAATATGCTTGCTCATTAGACGATGCTGATGAAGAGGTTAGAGTTACAGCTTATGCAAACTTGTGGACTGAGATATGGACTCGTAGCAGCATTAAAGAGTGGCTGC